TTTCAACGGGACGATAGATTTTCAAGTGAACGTGGCGCAGACGATACAGGGCGTCCAGACGGCCAGGATGGCGACGGTCAGTCCAGCGCCGATCATCGTTCCGCCCCCGCCCCCGACCCTCTCGGGTGTTTACTTTACCCAGACGGGCGCAGTTGTATTTTATTCGAACGTGTCCCTGCCAAGAGACCTCACGCTCGGCTGGCTCATCAAGGGTCTCCCGGGCATCCCGGCCCAAATGGTCCTGAACGTCGCTTCCGTCTCGTTCCAGACGGGAAGTCTCGGGGCCATCAATTACAAAGGAATCGTGACCGCCTTTCCACTCCCCGTTCCCGTGCAGACACCATCGGATCCGAACGCATTTTCCAAATTTCAAGCAGTCATTACAAAATTGGGCAGTAGGTTCGAAGAGGTCCTCCGTGGGGAAGTCATAGGTCTGGCCCAGAAGCCCATGGCCGACCCGGCCAAGTTCCGTGCTTTACTCGTGGCGACCCCGAATCTTTTGAATTTTTTTTCACAAAAAACTCAATTGGCCACGGGGGATATCCTTGCGGACCCGTCTCGGCTCAAGTCGGCCCTGTCACAACTGCCCGAACTGGCGAACGCCATAGGCCAACGCATGTCAGTCTCACGGAGCCCTCTGCTCGACGGCTTCTTGAACGACGTCAATATGCTTGGCGCGCTCCAAGACGGGAACGTGTTGCCCGTGGCCCTTCCATCGACGGATGCATGGCCCCTCGGCTTCCCCGTGTACAAGCAAGGCGCGCTCGTGGATCCGACCCTGAGTACCGCTTTCGTGCCCCAGCCCGTATCAGCCCCGCCTCCTTTCGTACGGGCCCCCATAGAGGATTCGAACTTCAAGAGGTTCCCCGTGGATGTGCGCCCGCTCGGAGACGTCACGCCCGACCCACCGTTTCCCCTGGATAAAAACCTTACAGAAAAGAGAAACCTTGGATTCAACGCGGGCGGTGTGCTCTCTCTCGATGCCGTGGGCCCTCAAGAGGAGTACATAGCGAACGTCTCGAGTTTTCACGAAAGTCAGTGGTCGGCCGAGTTTCCCCAGTACACGAATGCCGTCTTGTACCAACAGTACTTTCCCGTTGTCAAAAATTTTTCAAATACTTTTATTCAACCATTCGTTTCGGGTATAGCAACTGTGGAACTCCGACCCACGGAACAGGGCGACCTCTTTTCGAACATGCACCTCCAAGTGGCCTTACCAGCCTTGCCCTCGGGAAATAATTACACGAATCAGATTGGCCGGGCCCTTATTCAACAAGTAGATTTCATCATCAACGAGACGGTCGTTGAGACCATCTATGATGATTGGCTGACCATCAAAGATCAGACGTTCCTGGATTACGACGAGCAAATAGGTATGTTCAACCAGGTGAACGGAGGACAGGGCAATCAGAACCTGAGTCCGAGTGCGCCCCTGAACCTTTTGATTCCGCTCGAGTTCTTCTTCTGTCGGCGCCACAGTCACGCAAATAAAGGACGCGAACGGCTCCGAAGACCCTTCTTCCCCGTGTGTGCCTTGTGGGCCGGCCAGCGCATATACATCCGTTTTACTTTTAGGCCCCAGTACTGGTTCACAAATTACACGGGACCCATGGACATTATTAATCCTTTACTCGTCGTCGAGTCCGTCCTCTTGACGCCCCCGGAGCGCATTTACTACAGAAACACACCCTTGCGATACATAGTACCCATCGTCAAGAAGGAGTCGACGACACAGTATCAACAAGGAACGGTCGTCATGAACCTGACGGCGAACTTTCCTGTCCAGATCCTCGCATGGTTCATTCGTAATAAAGCCTATGAATCTCCCGTGCCCAATTACTACGACGTGAGGTACCTCTACGGGTACGCGACCCAGTACATCAGCACGGCCGTGCCTCTCTCGTTCCCTTCGGGCTCGGCCCAGTACATAGATGCCATACAGACGGTCAAGGTGACCGTGAACAACGTGGACATCCTTGACACTTTTGCGAACGGTCCGTATACCTCATTCTTGCAGCCCATGCAGCACGGTCTGTCCGTGCCCCAAAAGAACATTTACATGTACTCGTTCGGATTGAATATTACTGAATACAATCAGGGCGGGTACTTGAATTTTTCAAAATTAAATTCCCAGACGTCCAACTTGACCATCACCTTCTTGCCAGCCTACAGAACCTCCATCGCGAATTACTCTCTGTACCTGTTTTATTACGGGTTCTCGATCCTCGAGTTCAAGGGGGGCTTTGCGGCCGTATCTTATCTTTGAGCATGTAATCTATAATCCCATTCACGATGGCAAACTTAATAAAGTTGAGTTGGGCAACGGTCGTGGTGAGTCCCTGAAACTGTATGCGCTCGGTCCGACAAAAAGGATCAAAAAGTTTTTTCGAGTACCCGTCCAGACTAGACTTGTACGCGACGTGGACCGTGAAGGGCCTTCCGGTCGGTCCCGTGTACGTCACGTGTTTATTCTTGGCGTAATTCGTCACAAACCACTCGAGGTTCCGGAGAGAAACACCATGGGTCTTGGTCGTCAAGATATCGTGAAGTTTTCTCGAGTTTTCCGACTCGGCGTAAAACTTCGTCAGGGACTCGAGGAGTACGTCCGAACGAGTAGACATTACTTGCAGGGCCTTCTAAATGTTTAAGCGAGGACGACTTGAAAAGTTTTCACATGCAGGACAACCAGCCAGAAAGAGGGGCGGGAGACTGTGTGTATGGTGGCGCGTCACAGTCTGAGGCTCAGGCGACTCGGCACGCATGAGTACCAGAGGTTTTTGGTCCTGGTGCGTTTTGCAGTACCCGTCTATACGTGCGTGACGTGTACACCTCGTGCCTTTGCCGACCAGACCTAGACACTGATCCGTCCGCGTGCCTTCGAGACCCGCCACTTCCTTCATGATGCGCTCGTACGAAAGTCTGTACGTCTTGGAAATATGTTGGACGACGTTACTGAGTCGTTCCGAGACTCGACGGTTCACCTCGTTTTCTATGACTTCCATGATCTGTTTGTCCATTGCTCAAGACGCGTCCTGTTTCTTAAAATATGCATCGAGCGTGCGCATCTTCGGGTCGTACGTCCCCTTTTTGGACCCTGCCGTCGCCGCGCCGAAGATGACCTGTTCGGACCCTGATCCGACGAGAGGCTCCAGGAGATCCAGAACCGGCTTTTTGAACTGGTTTGTGAAATAGTACTGATAGTCGAGCGGGACGTTGTTATCTCGGACCCATACAGGGTCTTCGACCTTTTCGAAGAGCTTTCCCGGTCCCTGAATCACGAGAAAAGGGACCCTGTCACCCTGTTGAGGTTCGGACCCGGGGGCGCGCGCACGCATCTTGTCTCGCACGGCGACGTGAGGCAACGCATCCGATTTGTAGCCCGTGCCGAGTTGTTTGCTCATCAAGAGCTTCTCAACGGGCACGCGACCGGTGACGAGGTCTTCGGCCGCTTGGCGCGCTCTGTGAATCACGGGTCTCGGGTCAGAGCTTTCGAGCATTTGGCCCAAGAGCTCCTTGAGGGTCTCACGCACGTACGGACACGAGTCGCGGCGGACCACCTGGAGGCCCTTGACGTCAATCTTTTTGAAAACGACCGCGTCCCCTTTCTTTTCGAACATTTTGGCCGCGTACCTCTTTTTGGAGTACAGAAAGTACGGACAATAGACTTTTTCGAGCTCGAGACTGTTGGGGGCCCTGAAAAGCTTCGTACAAGCCTCCGCTGCGAGCTCGCCCTGTGCCCACGAGTAGTCGATCGCCTCTTGGCCTTTGCGGCCCTGAACGTCGAACTCGACCATGACCGAGTCCGTATTTTTGACAATCATGCACCCGACTCCCGCCTGAAAAGTACCCGCTTCCGTCTCGAGGTCGTAGACTCTGTCTGTACAAAAATAAACTCCGTCTCCAAGAACTACACCTCCTTGAAATTCATGTTTCAGGTTTGGCGTTATTTTTACGACTTTACTTGGCGTGCGAGCTTTAGATTTCGTAGTAAAATTTACTTGATAAGCACTTCCTTGCGCTGAAAAGGTGACATTAAAACCCAATATTTTTAGACGAATGTGGTAATACTGAGCTATATCTTGGCGAAACGTCCTGAAGTAGCCCCGTGGAGAGGCAGACATGGCACTTTCTTGCGACGAGAAAATGTCGAGACTTTTTTGAAAACCACTTGGTGGCGGCCCAAGTTGGAAAATATCCGGGAAAGAATGAAAGAGTTCCGTTCCTACTTGAACATCTCCCGGTTTCACAAGTCCAAGACTCTTATCAAGAAGAGAATGGTCTTCAGTCACATCTACAATACCCGTTCGAGATGCAACCCTCCATATATTCTTCTCACACTTGTGCCTAATGACTCGCCTGATTGGCTTCCAGCCGAGGTGCGTCCACGTTTCAACACCATGAAGATCACACTGTTCCTTTGAATCTCCTTCTTTTAGGAATCCCGGATAATCTATCCATTCATCTTCTTCCACAAGACCCGCGATAGGCTTGACATATACAAGACCGTCCACCTTGATGAGTACGGCGGTGTCCGCCGTTACAGAGTCCCCGTACCGCACCTTGGCACCAGGAAAGTTCGCCTCGACGTAATTCTTGGTCTCCTCGATCATCTGGCGACCACGCATGGTGACGGTGCTTGCGATGGCCACGCAGGGCAACATACCCTTGGAGGCGCCCGTGAACCCGTAGATGGAATTCATGCTGATCTTGTACGCAAGTTGTTGGCCGTTATAGATGGCCTCCATAGGTGTTCCTTCAGAAGCGGCCATCAACTTCTTGGCCTTTTTGCGATAGGCCTTGAGGTCCGTGAGGATGGTGGGGAGAAGGGAAACCACGGGTTTCCCTTGCGAGGACTGCGCAAACTTGTACGGGCCGAACGTCTTGTACTCGACGCCCGGCACATCTCCCCACTTGGGGTCCATGACTAGTGTCGAGTAGCACAGGTTCTCGGCACACATGATGCTTGGATACAGAGACGCAAAGTCCAGGGCTGTGATCGGCCCGTAGTACGCACCGGTCTGGGCTTCAAGCACGGTCGCGCCTTGGTACCCTCCATCCTCTCCCCCGGAACCTCCTCCCCTTCTAAACGTCGGAATCAGGAACCCGAGTTCCCTGGCCTTTTTGGCCATCTGTGAAAAAACCTTGATTTGCTGGCCCCGTTCACTCAAAAAGGACAAGGGGACCCAACACGCCTTGGCCATCTCGACCTGGTTCTGGATCTGGCACAACTTGTCCATGAGTTGGAGGGGCAAGGCCGTATCCTGAAGACAGTACGCGGCGACCTCACCGAGTCGGTCCGGATCGCCCTCGGAAAAGCGTCTGAAGATTTCCTTGACTGGCATGTCAAACTTTTGCGACTTGAGAAAGTGCCTCGAGACGTTGTTCAGGGAGTAGCTCTCGAGTTTGTGTTCGCGCTTGACGTCCTGAAACAGGTCAAAGACGTACCGGCCGACCATAGGGACCATGCGAAGCTCGTTCGACCCGAGGGCGCTCGAACTCAGGTGCTTGACGACGAGTTCGGACGGCACGGCAGTCCTTCGGCCCCACAAGGGCTCGACGCCGTGACGCAAGGCCCGTACGAAAAGAAACTCGAGGTCGAACCCGAATATGTTCCAGCCCGTGATGATGTCCGGGTCGGTCTTTCGAAGAAACGCACCAAAGGCCCGAAGGAGGTCCCTTTCCGTCTCGAAAGATTCGACGTCCGGTCCCGAGGTCTTTTTGAAGCAGAGGCACTTCCGTTCCGGCGCTTGGCCCCGACCAAACTCCTTGATGGTCATTCCAATCTGAAAAACAGCATCCTCAGGGTTTTTGGGGTCCGGAAAAGCTCCTGTGCTCGAGTGACACTCTATATCGAAAGACATGATCTTCAGGGGCGCGAGACCTTCGTGAGCCACGGGGACGAGTACGCCCCGAAGATTGACGTCACAGGTCGTGTCCGGGTCTTCCTCAGCGTCCTGAACGTCTATCCAGCCCGTACTTGTGCACCCGCTCACGTGCATGAAACGCAGGATCGGGTCGAGGTTCGCCTCGTAGACGGGCCAGTTGTCTCGTTCGAGTACGTAAGAGGCGCTCCTGAATTCTCTGTGCGTCCTGAACGTCAATTTGGCGAACCGGGACTGTGCCCCGTTCTGGAACCCCCAGAGGTCCTTGGCCGAGACGTACTGGACCTTGGCCCCTCGAACGTCCGGTACGGTCCTCGAACCCAACTTGATGAAAAAGTACGGTTCGAAGAATGTGCTTGCGGCCACGGACTGCCCATCGGCTGAGCGTCCGTAGGCCCTCACGACGAAACGCTTCTCCTCCTCTAGGTCGTGACTTTCCCAGGCGACGGCCTGGAATTTCATTTTAGTTTCTTAGCGCTCTTTTACTCTAAGCAAGACGAAGATGACCAGGCCCGCAAGGATCGTCCAGCCGACCAAATGGTCGACCCGACTCATCGTTCGGATCTGAGATTCGGACAATTTTAGATAGTCGGCCTGGTAGCCAGGCGGTTTGAACGGGAGCCACATGTATCGACCGAAAGGCACGATGGTCGGCTCGAGTTTGTCCTGACACGAATAGGACCAGTCGTACCAGGCGAGTGCCAAGTAAGGAAACCACAGAAGGAACCCAAGGATCCAAATGTTCTTGGCAGGGGCGAACCAGTACCCGCCCGCCAGGAACAGCGTGAAAATCACGCACTTTATGTTGAAGTGGAACGGTGCACCCGGAAAGATACCCCCGGCCATTTCCTACTGTGTATGAAACATTTAATTCTTGCACCTCTTTCTCCTAATTTTTGTAGGAACTGCACACGACTTGGATTTGCGTCCGTATAGGGACTTTCCGTCGACCCTTTGTGATGATCTTCAGGAGCGCCGCGCGTCGGGTCGGACCCCTGGCCTCCTTCAAGAGGGCGCGTTTCGGCGTGTCGCCATTAATTTTGACGCACATTAAATTCCAGTAGAGCCAAAACCCGAGTCCCCTCGGCGAGCAGCCTCGGCAGCGGAGTCCCCTCGGCGAGCAGCCTCGGCAGCGGAGTCCCCTCGGCGAGCAGCCTCGGCAGCGGAGTCCCCTCGGCGAGCAG